TTTCTTGGCTTCACCATCGAGCTTCTTTTGGTCATCGTAGTACGCTTCCATGTCCAACACTTCTTGCTCGTTCTTTACTTTTGAATCAGCAGCGGCTGCGTTATACTTAGCTTCTTCTGCATTGGCTTCGGCCTCTTTTGCATTTGCTTCAGCCTTCTGGGCATCCGCCTGTGCTTTTAATAATTCAATTACTTTATCGAGTGCTGATGCGGTTTGATCTTCTCCCCCCATACCACCTTCATCACCTAAAGCATCGCCCTGAAGCTCTGCCTCCATACCACCTTCTTCGTCGCCTTCACCTTCTTCACCACCTTCAATATCGGGGTCAAGATCACCTTCAGCATCACCGCCTTCGGTTGGTTCTACGTCGTCTGCTCCGACTTCTTCTTCCTGATCTTCTTCGATATCAGGCCACTGAACGTCGATAATAGTAAACCGATCCTTCAATCCGAATAGTACTTCAGCAATTTCAAGAGACGAGCTTTCATTATCACCAGCCACTTCGTCGTCCTCGTCTCCACCGGATAGAGCGGTAGCTAGCGCTGCTTCAAAGTCTTTTGCTTGATCGGCCGCAACATATACCTTAACGATCTTACCTTCTTCGTCTTCGAGAGCGAATCCAGTGCTATCATCTTCGTATTCTGCTTTCTTTTCAGCCGTCTTTAGCTTGGATATAACGTCAGCGGAATCAAAAGTTGCATCCTGAACACCCTCAAACCGCATAGCAAAAACACTACCAGTAGGAACAGCTCTTCGACGCATTTTTCGTTTCTTCTTTTTCTTGCTAACGGGTGTTGCACCAAGAGGTGCGCGAAATCCAGCAACAGCACCGGCAGACGTAGCACCAGCAGCTGCATCCTCTATAATGTCCTGTTGACGCTTTCTTTGAATAATCTCTTTGAGTAATGACATGTAATAGCCCTTATACCGTGTGGTATGGTATTTATTGTATGGGTATTTATGCACGAAAAGAAACCGCCCAGCAATATTGCTGAGCGCTTCTTTTTATAGGAGGATTTTAGCTGATTTCTTCTGTTTGATCAGGTTTAAACGTGCGCCACTTGGGCGAAATTTCTAGCTGCTGAGTATGGGAAGCCCAATCCTCAAACGAAAACGCTTGCCTGGCATAATTGCTAAAATACTCAGAGTATTCTTCATGAAGATCAGCAAGCCGTATCTGTTCCGTATCTTCAAGATCTGTAACATCAATAGCCTTGATGTGTCCAGGAACTGACGTTGGAATGATCGTTCGTTCTGATTTCTCAGAAATGAACTGCACTGGGTCCTCAACAATTGTTTTCGCGTACCTGATTTTTGTAATTTTATTCTGAAGCATCGTCAATGACCAGCACGTCTTCTGTAAAGACTGCATCTTCAGCATCAACTACTGTAGCCTTAGCTGCTTCTGCTGCCTTAGCTGCTTCAGCCGTAGCTGCTTCTTCTGCTGCCTTAGCCGCTGCTTCTGCCTTTTGAGCTTCATATTGTTTGATTCCACCAACAATATTTGCACCTAGATCACGAAGGGCGGATGCAATAAGACGGACTTCGTCTTCGGCCATTGTGTAGCGGTCACGCCACTCTTCATATTTTGTTACCAGTTTCTGAATTTCTTCAGGTAGATTTGCTACTACAAACGTAGTGTCGTCAATTGTTAGTTGTTCGATTGATGCTGCTTCTGTCATTTTATTCTCCTATGAATGTTTATTATATATTAAAACGATTTCCGTTGACAACTAGGTGTCAAATAAATCAATTAGGTCTTTCTTAGGTCCTACATCTTCCTTTTCTGTATCAAGCCACTTATCCTTAGTATTGAGGACTAGCCCCTTCTGACTATTGAGATGATCTTTGATACGAATATTTTTCGTCCACTGCATGTAAACAACCTCACCCTCGCCTTCACTTGAACGTGTTTTCAAAAATTGAAACGCACACTCATTTGCGGCTCGCTGAGCTTTGTTTGCCAGTATGGATATCCAAATATCAGCGGTATTTACTTTACTTAAACCACCGGCTACATGGCTCTGATTTATGTGGGTTTGATCGACGGCACCACGATTTTGTTGTGATGCTGAGGCGATTACAGCTCTATAATCATTGCCAATATCGCGAATCTGCTCGGATACCCTTTTATCCTTCTCGAAAACGTTATCAGCCGAGACCCTTTGATTGGGTTCCATGATATCAAGATAGTCGACAATAATTAGGTCTGGTGTCCGTTTGTAAATCAGCTCATACTCTTTTAGGTATGATCGTATTGTGTTTGGGGTTGTTCCTGATGGCATATACCTAATCAAGAAGTGACCATTATTATCACCGGCAGTTAGAATTGCTTGAGAGATTTCGTCTTTGTGGTATTTCCAAACAGCAGTTGAGATTTCAGATACCATTGTATCGTATCGTTGTGATATTAAATCTTCCGAAAGCTCGAATGAAAAGTACACAACATTGAGACCTTGTTCTAAGAAGTTCAGTCCAAGGTTGGATAGTGTTACTGACTTACCACCACCTGAGTTTGCTGAGAAGACTATTAATTGCCCTCGTTCGACCCCTCCATAAAGAAGATCATCGACCTGTTTCCACCCAGTTGATATTTTAACTCCTTCCTGGCCCATTCTATGTAACCGGCCCTCTGGATCTCTAAAATAGTCTGTACCCATATTACGATTTAACGAAACAGTAACGGCGTTACGAATTTTGTCTTCGATTTCCCCGTACTTCTTCTCTTCGATAAGCGGTACTGATTCTAGAACAGCCTTTTCCATTGCTCGGGTCTTACAAAACTGTTCGACCTCATTTGTTGTGTAATCTAATTGATCTTTGCTAACCTCACGAACCTGAAGTTTTACACCAGTTTCTGCATCGATTTGTTCGACGGCTGGTGTTTGATGATATTGATCGTAGTATTTGTGCACGAACTCTACAGCGTTACGAAACTCTGGATCAAAATAGCTTGGGTTAACAATGCTTGAGCAGAGAGCGTACGTGTCTGGAGACGATATCAAATACTCGATTAAAAGTTTTTGTTTATTATTATCCATATTTGTCCTCTTATTGTAAGGGACATTTATGATTCTGTCAAGGGTTGGTGACTTTTAGCGTCCTACGGCGTTCTTACTAGAGACACACTCGATGCGTTTGAAGTCTCCAACATTGGTGTTGCTTCTAATTGTCCATGGAGCTAGTCCATCCGGACTTGTCATGATGTGAGATACTTGCGGAGATCCAGTTGTCTGTGATCCAACAATTATAAAACCATAATCAGGATCATAAATCATGTCATCGTGAAGTAGGCTTCCAGCCACTCCATCATTTACTCTTGTGTAGCTGCCTCCGCCGTCAGTGCTTCTATAGTGGTTCCCAGCATTATTCCAACCTGCTCCAACCATAATAATACTTCCGTCTGCGTTAGCTGCTATCGCTCTGTTGTCACCCGCCTTCACGATATCAATTGTTGGAGTGTTCCATGTATCGCCATTATCGTCGCTGTAATATGGTATAGTACTACCACCAAATGCTATTTGTCCACCAACAATAATTCGGGTACCAACTGCATATATATTTTCTTGATCGTTTGAAGACGCACCACCTGGTTCTGTAGCAGTTATGACCCAATTTATACCATCAGAACTTCTACCAACCTCATTATTAGAAGTACTACAAAAGAACATTCCTATATCTTTTGCCCAACACATTCCGCTTATAATTGATGATCCAAATGTACCAGAGGTTCGTGGTTCTGAATTTACCCAAGTTATACCATCTGAACTTCGTTGGATTTGTCCTGAATTCCCACCCGTCACAAATATATCTTGAATAGGATCGTATGCAATGCTTCTTGGAGTATGAAAGTCTACCCTTGCAGCCGCAGTCCACGTATCACCATCGTCGGTACTATACACGTGTACATTGCTAGATGAAGGATGCACACCAACAAATTTCGCTTGTGAGGAAGAATACGTCATACCAGAGATTGACATAAAACCTATACCAGTCACAGGGAAGCCCATTGTCTTTCCTGTCCATGTTGTAATGTCATCATCAGAAATCCACTGTGCGTTTTCGGCTGCACCCTCACTACCAAACGTAGACGTAGCAATAACAAACGCACCCTCAACCGGAACAACTGGAACAACAACTGTTGGTACTGGACAATTTTGAGGATTGCTCACAGCAAAAATAGGCGGAAAGACTCCTTCAATTTTTGTTTGATCAATTAATATTTCACCATCAGCAAAAATAAACGAATCCAAAGTGAGCGCAGGACCAACATCCAGATCAGGCCGGAATAATTGGTTACGGTTCTTATCGACGTTTTGGTGTGGTGGATTCGACAACAACACAACCATATTAGGGGATTGGTCGTATGGGAATCCAGATGTGCTCGTTCCCGCCTGGAACAAAACTGTTCCCGCAGATGGAGCTCCAATATCTGTTACAGGATCTCCTATATCGATTGTCATTACAGTGTATATTTGACCGTTAACAAAAATCTCCGATACATCATTCCATGCGGATGTGCTAACCGGCGATCTCGCTTCATAGTCTTTATAGACAGCTGATTCAAAAGCCGTTTCGTCTAGTGTTTGTTGGTCAAGGTAATAAATTCGGACGAGTTGTAATCCTGCTGTTGTACCCGCGGGAAATTGTCCCGAATCACAATCAATACCAATCGTTAAAATATTGGATTGTGAAACAGGCAGATACGTTATGCCTGGGTCAATAGTTTCAACTGTTTGTGTAAATGCCGACGATCTTGCAATAACTTGAGCCAGACCCGATTCAGGTCTGTCGAAGCGAATTGTCAGATTATTTTTGTCAATAAGAGTTATCGACTGTGGCTCAATTTCAAGCCTAGATTTAACAACTACCCCATCAATTAATTCTTCCCGATTAACGAGAACTTGAACAGACGGGTTTACTCCAAGGTCGTGCTCCACCAACCACACAGAATCGGCAATAGCCTGGGTGTGATCGTACAACACATTTCGTTTTATGTAATTCGTTAGTCCTGTGACATCAGACGGAAACTTTCCTACTGCAAAATCTTCAAGTCGTTCCAGCCTGTACATTCTTCCTCGGCACCTGTTAGTGATAACACACCCACCGATAGTCTCCAACCCAGTAGGTTGCTCGATGAGCTCAATTTCACGATTACAGTTTGTACACTTGTACCGAATTACCGACATGTTTACCCTAGTGCCATTGCTATCCCACTCGTTCGCTGGAGGTATCCTTTCTCAAGCTCGTCGTTAGGCTTTATCTCTGCAACGATGTTTGACACATACAATTTTGCCGACCCTTCCTGATTAGATGCCATCCAAGGCATTAGCTGAACTGCAAGACCGGCACCATTAGGTGCTTGTGCAATACCAATCATGTTTGGGCGATCAACAATTATGTAATTCTTACTCTCGTCACGTTCTGCTACTCGGGTGATAATTTCCTCACCTGAAGCAAGTTTAAATGCTGCTACTTCCATTATATTTCTCCTTTATTTACTTGTGGGCGCGGTAGTTAAATGTTGCCCAATTCTGATATATCCGATAATAGCACATCATACTCGAATGCATCAACTCGTGCCGCATAGTAATACGGAATGTTGTAGAAAATGACCTCAACTTCCTTTTTAATACCTTCAAATAGGTTTTCACGAGTATACGTGAACTTCAAAAGGTCGTGAATGATTTGTTCAGCCTTCTCGTTATCAAATTGTTCGAAAAGTGAATCAAACACTTGCTGGTAGTCGTTTGATGAGTGCTTGACCTCTGCACTATACATGAAGTTATACCCATTCTTAGGGAAGACGTAGAACAAATCTGCGTCGGCTACATGTTCTGTTAGTCGGCTGTTTGTAAACACAGCACGCTGACGTAAGTCACGGACATCTTCGACAAAAGCGTCGTTAAATGTTTGGCTGAATTTGGTTTGGTCTCTATGCTTCCGGACTTTAATCTTTTGAATGTCGTTATACGCAGTGGGAAGCTGTTTAAATACGGGAAGTTCCTGAGCCTCGCGAAGGAATGACGAGCATTCCTTCGCGATTTTACTCAGAAGATGTTTGTATTCAATGAAAACAGGATTATCATTTTCAAAAATTTGATTGATGCGCATAAATGGTATTTATCATTACCCTTACGCGCTTTCCTGTTGTCTCACCTCAGTTTTCATCTTAGCGATGTTGTCATTAGCGGCGCTAATGACTTTTGGCAACATATAAATGGGTCCTCGCTGGATATCATCTATAAGATAGCAATGATCCACCTGATACGAATAAAGAGTTGTACCCTTTGTTGCCTTCGCTCTCAGTGGGCCAAATACTTCATCAGCCATCTTCGCAAACGTGTGATTAAGATAACTCACCACTTGCTCAACGTTGATGCTTTTTACGTCGCCCTTGTCTTTTTCAAACTTCGCCATAGTGAAGCTCCTAAAACAAATTAAAAACACGCATTGAACGGTAATCAATGCCCCCAACCAACATATCAAATATACATGATTTTTTGGGGGTATGGCAACTAATATTTTTACCGTTGAAATAAGTTGCTGATTGCCGTAATGTTCTCGGAGTGGTTCCCAAACACAATAAATAATTAAAAAGGGAAACGCTCCGACTTTCAGAAGTTGGACCATTTATATAACAATTAATTAAAAATTACATCTTGCCGTGCACAGCATTTGCGAGATTTTTTGACAAAATAATAAGGAAGAAGAATGTCAAACGAGTTTGAAGAGTGGTTTTCGAACCAGCTTAATATAGACCTTAAGCAAGAGTTACAGCAATCAGAATCAACAACGTTCGAGGACACATTTTCAAAGGAAGTTTGGGAAACAACCTACAAAGATCATAAAGATACAACGATCGACGACACTATTTACAGAGTCGCAGCAGCTGCCGCTAGCGTAGAAAGAACACCAGAACTTCAACAGCAGTGGATTCGCAATTTCTATCACATGCTGAGCCAATTCCGCTCTACAGCTGGTGGTCGAATATATTCAAACATTGGTACTGAGTGGAATGGTACAACGTTAATGAATTGCTTTGTAGCACCGCGCCAATCATCAGACATAGATTCTCTTGATGGTATTCTTGTAAATCTACGCAATCAAGCACAAACTCTGAAGGCAGAAGGTGGTTGGGGCGAGAACTTTTCATATATTCGTCCACGTGGCACATTCATTCACGGCATTGGTGTAGAGACGCCAGGTTCAGTGAAGTTCATGGAAATCTTCGATAAATCCTCCGAGACGATTACAGCTGGATCAGGTAAGAAGAGTACAAACAAAAAAGCCAAGGGCAAAATTCGTAAAGGTGCAATGATGGGGGTGCTTGACATTTGGCATCCGGACGTCATTGAGTTTATTACCGCAAAACAACAGCCTGGACGTTTAACTAAATTTAACATTTCGGTGAATTGCACAGACGAATTCATGAAGAAGGTAGTTCGTTTACAGGAATTAGGAGTGCAACTAGAGCAGCAAAAACAGGTTCTCCGAGATGCGCTTCAGTGGTGTGAAGATAATCCAGATAGTTTAGGCATGGGAACAGGCCCAGACATTACTGCCTTCGAACATGAGATTAAATCCACAGAGAAAGAAATAGAATCTACCAACACGTGGGACCTAAGATTTCCTGATACCCAATTCTCCAGGTATAAAGAGGAGTGGAGTGGACATCTCGGTAAGTGGGAAGCCAAAGGCTATCCAGTTATTGTGTATAACACGGTGAAAGTATCTTATTTGTGGGATTTGATGATGGAATCAACCTACAATCGTGCTGAACCAGGTGTATTGTTTCTTGACAGAGCAAATTACTTCTCCCCACTAAACTATGCTGAAACAATTCAAGCAACGAACCCGTGTGGTGAGCAAACACTAGCTCCGGGTGGTGTTTGTAATTTAGGATCGATTAATCTAGCAAAGTTTTTAAACGACGACAGAACTGGATTTGATCTCCCCGCACTTGCTAAGATGTCTAGATTTATGGTTCGATTCCTAGACAACATTAACGATATTTCTGAAGCACCACTTCCTGAATATGAATACTCAATGAAGAACAAACGTCGAATCGGCGTTGGTATTCTTGGTTGGGGTTCAGCGTTGTTTATGTTGCGCACTCGATTTGGATCACAACGAGCAAGTGAGCTTCGCGAACAAGTAATGAGGACAATTGCACAAAACGCGTATGAAGCGTCTATCGATATTGCAGAAGAGAAAGGAATGTTCTCTTTGTGCCAACCCGAGAAGCATGCGGTTAATCCTTTTGTTCAAAACTTGGAGCTGTCTGCAGACTATATGGAAAAGTTGCGCCGTGTGGGAATTCGAAACAGTTCACTTCTTTCCGTTCAGCCTACCGGAAACACTTCGATTCTCGCTAATGTGGTTTCGGGTGGACTAGAACCAATTTTTATGCCCGAGTACATTCGCACGGTAATCGTTAACACGCTTCCTGATCACATCGCTGATGTAACACCTAAATGGTTTGAAGGTGCGTGGCATGAAACAGATATGTTTAAGTTCACGAAGGAAGGCGACGAAGAGATATTGAAAGGCGTTGACTCCAAAGGAACAGTATATAAGATTGATATAAATCGTGGTCTAACAAAAGAAGTTTTGTGTGAGGACTATGGGGTTCGTTATCTAAAAGCTCGTGACCAGTGGGATCCTACAGCCGCTTGGGCAGTGACAACAACAAACCTACGAGTTCAAGATCATGTAGAAGATTTGAAGGGATTTGCCCGTTGGGTTGATTCGGCAATGTCAAAGACAGTGAATGTTCCTAATGAGTATCCTATTGAGGCGTTTAAAGAAATCTATCTCGATTCGTACAATAGTGGATATGTTAAGGGTGTCACCACATATCGTTCTGGCACAATGACTTCCGTTTTGTCAGCAAACGAAGAAAAGACAGCCGAGCTGAACGACGATGAAATTATTCTCGATGATGTAAAACTACCAACATCAGCACCAGCTGTTATGAAGACGATCCGCGCCGAGAACCGTAAGTGGTATTTGACAGTTGTGTACCACGAAGATAATCCGAGTCGCCCATTTGCATTGTTCGTAAAAACAAACGCACATGAAAAGAGTGTCCTATCAGATCAAACAGCAGCGGTGTTGTTGAAACTGGCTCGTGATAAGGGTATTCCGGAGCACCACGTAGCAGACGTAGAACAAAAACTTATTGGCGATATTAACTCGAGCAAAATCACTCGTTTGGTTAGCTTTTGTCTGAGACACGGCGTTCTAATTCGCAATATAGTTGGTGCCCTAGACAAGGTAGAAGATGCCTATGCTGGTTCATTTGTATTCCAGATACGCAAGTTCCTACAGTCTTACATCAAGGATGGTGAGCGTTCTGGTGAAAAGTGTACCGAATGTAGCGGTGATATTGTGTATAGTGAGGGATGTTGCAAATGTGGTAATTGCGGCAACAGTAGATGTTAAGATCTTTTCCAGTTATACTTTATAGTCCTAATTTCTTTAACTCTTTAATTGTTTCAGCAGCGCTGGTGTGAAGAATCCCAATTCCACCAGCCTCTCGCCATGGACCTATAGACTTCATTCGGTCATCGATTAGAATGGCGTCAGGCCACGCAAACTTGGCCTTTTGGCGGCTAGCGCGCACCACATGAACTTCGCTAGCTCCCGCAAGGTGCTTTGCAACCCACTCACGTTTTTGTTCGGCCACCTCAGCGGGAAACCTGTTTCCAGTAGCTGTTAAAATACTTGGGGAATATTTCTTAACATAATTCCACAACTCGTGCGCATCTGGCATTGGATCAAAGTCTACAAATAATCGTTCACCAGCACCAAGTTTTACGTGAAATTTATCCCAGGCGTGATTATCATACTTGTCATCGTCTCGTAAAGTATGACCGGTTAATTCTTTCATTTTCTTAACTAGATTAGCTACAACTCCATCCATGTCAACATAAATGTGGTAATCACTTGGGGTTAGTTCTTTAAGTCTCATTGTTGTATTTACCCTGCTTGTGCGCCTTAGCCACATCTTTTAATTCAGAGATGTATACTTGCTTTCTTTCGTCTTCGCTACCAATGAGCTGTTTGTATCGTTTAAGAAGCTGTAATGCGTCTTTTAGTTTAACCTCGACCTTTTCCTTCTCGTCTTTTGTGAATCGATATACGGGGAATCCTGCAATGTAGTCTGTGTGCACAATTTTAATAGATTTGAGGTAAGTAATTAAACCAGCTCGATCTGTCACGGTTCTTGCAGCGCTACCTACGTTCTTCTCGATCGCTGTAAGGATGTCCTTATACTTCTGTATCTGGACCGTAAGTTCGTCTGATAATCGCTGATAACGCGTTAGATACCATCCGAGCCGCCAGTTAGTGAACAGTCTTATAGCTTCAACCGGATCAACCTGTAACACAGATTCTCCATCCAGATCAAGAAGAGTGAGGTTTTCAACTTCCTTTGATACTAACTTGAGTCGCTCTCTAACATCTTCTTTTGGTTTTTTGTTATCAATTTTATCTCTGAACTTAACTGTAATCTGGATAACGTCTCTTGAGCTGTCCGTGTATCCCTGAACTATGCCTTGATCCTTTAGTGTGTCAAGATAATCGATAAATTTTTCATGCGAGAGCCCATACGGTAACGATTGTACCAACGCTCGTTTGAAGTCAAGAATTTGAACTTCTCCGTAGAAGTAATACGCAACGTTGCCGCTGCTGATCTCTTCGTATTCCTCGGCTGCATTTTTGGTTGGCTCAAAATATGGCATTATTTCGGGAATGCCTCTTTGTCTTCCCTTTAAGAACATAATCTGTGTATTGATTACTTCTTCCAGCCCCCGAGGCAAAATATTAGTAGCAAAACCAATTGCAATACCTTGCCAAGGATTAAGAAGAGCAACAGGAACGATTGGGAGAAAGTGTGCTGGCTCTTGTAGAGTCCCGTCGTAGTTATCAATCATCGGAACCAATTCTATATCTTTGAATACGACATCTTTGGTAAAATCAGATACCTTGACACTTGTGTATCGACTAGCACCATATGCGGTTGGTCGTAGTAGTGTTCCAAACGCACCATATCCTCTAAAAAGAGGAAAGTTATTACCGTAAGGAGCGGCTAGTGTATTGATTGCTCCCTCTGGTGCTGCGTGAGGATGGAGAGGCATAGTACGACCAGCAAGCGCCGCGCTCTTATACTTCTCACCGTTCCTAGCAGTCCACAGTACGCGTCTACCACCCGCTTTGAGCCCATCTGCAAGAGAGGGAATTGCCCGCATCTGCAAAACGTACAGCGAGTAATTTCGTCGACTTTTATTAATGTAATCAGAAGTTGCCGTTTTCAATTCGTTTCTCTATTAGTTGTACGACCGATTGCAAACTGATTGGTTTGTACCCGTGCAGCTCGCAGTTTACGTTTATGTGTTGTGATGATCCACTAGAGTGCATAAAAGATACGTGTTCATGTCCGTGAATGTTCATCACTTTCTTGGGTAGATTATGCATTGGATAGTGGGTGAACACAAGCTGAACAGGCGCAGTTCGATTTGTTACTGGCACATCAAAGTTTGCCAGCAATCTAATTTCGTCGAAATGCAGCTTCTTAACTTTATTTCCCTGTATGTCATGGTTGCCTAAGATTAAAATCTTATATCCATTCATCTGATGAAGGATTTCATTAGCCGCATCATCTTTCATAAACGCAAAGTCGCCAACCCATATACAGACGTCGTTGGGTTGAACATAATCGTTATGGTTTAGAATCATACACTCGTGCATAAGTTCCAGATTAGGATAAGGGCGGTTACTAAATTCAATAATGTTTTTATGTCCAAAATGTTGATCGGACCATGTCCACACGTACCGACCGTCAGCTAGGCATCCGTTAGCCGCGTACTGTAAATCGAGTTCTCGTTTGCCTTGTGGAAGAACTGTTTGGAAGTTTTTCCATGTTTCGATTCCACGCGCGCGAGTCCGAGCACCTTTCGGTCCCTCGACAGGGTCGCTTAGCCACTGAATGTATAGATCTCTGTAATAATTATCGTTCATGTTTTAATACGCAATTTTTGTAAATGAGTCGAGAGACCGCGTTAACGTCCTCAATAGTTTTAATCGGGAGGGAGTAAATGGTTTGAGTAATTGTCACTACTTCCCCCTGCAGCGCTGGGGGTACTTCTATATATGTATCGTTAACGGTTGCTTTGATCTTGTGGGCTCCAATCTGTACTGCAAGGCGCTCAAGAGAGAAACAAATATCCTCTAAAGATAATTCAGAGCCTGATCCATGTATCACAGCAACAGGAGGCGGCAGAGGTTTCTTCCCTGCACAACCAACCAAAGCGATAAAGCACATAAGAATTAAAGTACGCATAAGGGTACTATACAGGGGTTTAAAAGATGGATCAACTAGTTAACTGTTTGATCTTGCAGCCAATTTTTTCTGGCTTCGGCATCGTTACCGAAAAGAAGCTCGAATGTTGCCTTCATGTTTTTGTCGTGTGTGAGAGGAATCATTGTATTGGTTTCCCCACTTAGAATCATATCCCAGTCCTTTCGCTCCATCGAACCGAGACCCTTGTAGTAGTGAACTTCATATCCTGAGTATTTGGATTTCTTCTTCTCATACTCTTCGCGAGTTGCGAAATGTAAACGTGTCTTTCCTTTCGTTAAACAAACGTTAGGAGCCACAAGTCGATGTATAACGGGTCTATCACTATCCAAGAGCTCCGGCCAGAATTGGTAGAACAGATTAGACAGCAGGGTGAAGATGTCATCCCCGTCGAAGTCCGCGTCGGTTGCTATAACAATTTTACCGTAACGCAATTCCTTGAGCTGAGCTTTCTGTCCTGGCACGAGGCCACACGCTGATAATAAGTCAGTTATTTTACCCATCTGTAATACTTGAGCAACTGTACTCCCGTACACGTTGTTAATCTTTCCTGTCAACGGAAAGGAACCAATCGTAGCTGGATCACGTGCCTCTGTAATCATACTTGCTGCAGACTCACCCTCTGTGATAAGCAAACTACAATCTTGTCGGTATCGACTTGTCGCATCAACAAGCCCTTTAATCTTTTTGTTGAAAGATTTTTTATGATCAATAACTGCTTTCTTGTTTGCAGTCAAGTGATGTCGGTCAGTGGCTCGCTCTAATATATTGGCAAGCCAATCTTTGTTTTTGCGAGCAAACGATGACCATTGATCAGCAATCATGTCTGTAATTTCTTTTCGAAGGTTCGGACCGGTAAGTCTTGTCTTTGATTGGGCGTCGTATTCTGGATCAGCAATTTTTAGGTTAGCGAAAATCAACATGTTCTGTCGAATATCGTTTTTTGTGATTTCAATCTTTAGTCGTTTAGCGGATGCGGCCAAGTGTTTTATAGTCTTATCCACAAACGCGTTAATAAACTGAGTATTAACAAGACCACCATCAAATAATAGTGAGCTATTAACCCAAGTGAACATTTGTTCATCAATCGATTCATATATTCCATCAATTACAAAAAACTGTAACTCAAGTCCCTTATCCTTGAAGGAAAATTCATGATACGAACCGCCGTACGCTTTTGTCATTGGTCGAATAAAATCTTCAAATCCTTTTGCGTACTTAAATTTTTCTTTATTGTATTCTACCTGTAATCCTGGGTTAGTAAGAGCTAGCTCAACAGCTTTGTTCTTCATCAATCGTGGATCACACGATACATTACCAAACACTGTGTCATCTAATGTGAAGGATACTTCTGTACCGGTTTTTGTTTTCGGTCCCTTGCGAATGGATGGCTTTCCAATCTTACCTGCACCATCTTCGAACGATTGCACGTACTTCTTACCATCGCGATGAACTACTATGTTGAATTCAGAGCTACAATAGTTCGTACAAGCACTACCAACACCATTTTGTCCAATAACACCCGTCTCTTTATCGCTACCAAAATTTCTACCAGCTCTGAGAGAACCTAGTGCTACTTCTGGTGTGAACTTTCCTGATGAGTGTTTGTCTATTGGAATTCCCCTACCGTTGTCGCCAACGCGATACCAACCTGTGAAGGGTTCTGCCTCTATTTTAAGAATTTTGTTCTTGATGTTAGTTTGCGCAAACTCGTCAATACTATTATCAATAATCTCACCAACTGCCTTGTACACTGCTGGAATGAATTCAATTTCTTCTATCGAAAAATCGTTGTTGTTGAAAAGTGGGATGGGGTATGACGTGGGTGTCATGTTGCCAAGATATACTTGAGTACGAAGTCTAACGTGATCCCTATCGTTTAGGACCTTTATGTCTTCGCTTGTATAATTGCTTTTGGCCATATGCGTAATAATCCTCTTCGTCTATATCTATGTGTATGTCTAAACCTAGCTTCTTCTCAATTTGATCCTTCCACTTGAAGAATCTTTTTCCATGACCCATTACACCATATGTTTCTTGTTCCCATTGGTGAACCATTTCATGAATAAGAGTAGCTAAAAAAGTTCCTCGTTTTTGTATCTCAGAATTTATAGCAATAGTAATTTCTTTTGCTGGACCGACAGAACAATAGCCCCAGTCCTTGTCTGGGACAACGAGAATGTGACTTGGAGGGTACAACTTATTTTCGAAAAGGGCAACATTACAGAGGTTCCACCAGCGTCTAGCCATTCGTTCTGTTAGAAACACAGAATGACCACTGCGCTTATCTAGGTGGTCGCGGATTCGCTCGAGTGCCTCTTTGCTTGTCATTGGTTTTGCAATATAACCTCAGTGTTGTTTCGGCTTGAATTCCTTCTATGGTGTGTTCTCGAAGATTATTATGAACATATATCTGCCCGTATTTAACAATTGCATCCGAAACGTCCTTGATATTATCGGAACTGTCTGGTTCCACAGGGAAACTTATTTTCCAGCCTAACTCGAGCGCTCTCTGTGCTATTTCCGCGCCTGACACACCCCTGTCGGGGATATACACCTTGTCCCGATGACTTCTACTTAACCATGCGATTTGCGGTTCGGTCAGCTCATTTCCGAGCAATGCAACGCCTCCAATGTGAAATGCGTCAAAAAAGCCTTCCACCACGTATAATGGGCGATCTTCGTGCTTAAACAGCTGATCAAAGCCATAAATTACTCGATCCTTTGGAGCGCTCGGACTTTCGTATTTTTTGAGAGCGTTTCCGGTTAAATCACGACCTTGATAGTAAATTAGCTTGTTGTCCTTGTAAATTGGAATAATTAGCCGTTTTGCCCATTTTTGTGCAGCCTTAATGAAATTTTGTTTTTGAGACGGTGGACCTGAGTATTGTTTGGGAATTCCTGTTGAAAGGAAGAATGGATAGGAGTCTGGGTCAATCTTTCGATCCTCGAGATAATATCTTGCTATCTCGGCCCAATTCCCCTCAGCTCCTTTTAGCGGAAAGAAATGGTCAGGCGTTGGTAATTCATCCGGATTAATAATTATACGTTTATCTAATGCCGGTCCAATCGTTTGACCGCTTTGATCTCTTTCTTGAAGAGTTGCGAGTCGTAGTTTGTTTATTTCTTCTTCAGGAATGCCAAACGCCGCAAACACGTCTTCCATGTCCTTTGGAACAGTCTTGAAATGAGGATAGTATGAACCTTTTTGCCCACAATTGAAACAATGATAAGCCGCACCATCGTCTTCAAACCGGAAAGCAGCTCTCGGCCCTTTTTTACCGTGGTCGTTACAAACTTTACACAGGATAGGGTACCACCCTGTGCTTGCAGGTTGGGAAGGAAGGTGAATATAGTTTCTAACTAGTTCTTCTATATAATCCATTACAGAGATTATACATTCTTTTTCTTCCTAACAGGAACTTTTTTCTTACCAAGTTTTTTGGGTTGTGTCTTTCGTGTGGTTTCTTTTTCAAGAAGAATCTTGGCCATCTTTTTAAGACGGACTTCAACCTCATCTGATAACATCCACAAATCAGCACCATCGAATATTCTAGCCAACTCTTCTTTAGTAAGAAAAGGTACACAGACAGTGTTTGCTAATTTCGAGTACCATTTATTTGTTGCGTCTATCGAAGCTGTCATTTCATGACCTTTACCGAATGCACCACCACTGTAGTTATGGAACATTAGCAAACTGTCATCGTACACCACCATCTCATCGGCGGTTAGAAAGAGAAGAGCGCCCATTGAGCACGCTTCGCCTTCAAGGTGGGTCACAATGTGGCCCTGAGAGGCCCTCATTGCGCTAATTATCTGGACTCCTGTGGAAACTAATCCTCCAGGAGTATTAAGATGCAGGTTTATAACATCACTCGGAGAAGCAGAGCGAATTGTATGAATCATTTCCGTATACCTTGCAGGATCTTCGATAGGTCCACTAATATAATAGTGAAGCTGTCGGGACATCATCTTCTGCTGGTAAAAACTATACGGCAGATCCTCTTTGGTGACTTCTTCCTCTTCCTTTTCCCGAGACATATTACATCCTTTTATTTTTATAGTTCTTCTTTCTTACTAAATTTAGACCAAACGTATTTTACGCCTGCGACTAGTTTGTCTTGAACATACTTAGCAATTTTTGGCTGTGGTAGGTTCCATCCAACAAAAGCACCAATAACTCCACCCAAAACAATCTTATTTGCAACCACGTAGTCAACTACACTTAATGCTGTGCTCCAATCAAAATCCATAACCCTTCTCCTTGTGATGTGCGTTCAAAACGCAAAAGTATTTATACCTGTAGAGGACGTCGAGGCAAAGAAAAGGGCCACCGAAGTGACCCTTTTAAGTGTTACTTTTTGTTACTGCTTAGTTTGGTGTCATGTGACCCACACAAGTTCCACCATTAACATCGCTGTTAGTTTCATCAGGACAGGTTGTATTGATGAATACAGTAGAGGCTGAGATGGTTGCGCCACTAAAGTCAGAGTATGCTAGGCTAGCATTTACAAAACGCGCACCATCTAGATTTACACCACTAGCATAGATACCGATAAGATTTGCTAATGTGAAATTCACATCACGTAGGTCTGCGTTAGTTAGAAGTTCTGTTTCAGTGCCACCAACCCTAGGACCCCACATAGACAAACCAGACTTGTCACAACCGCGCCAATCAACACCACCGAGATAATCACCATTAGCGTTGGTTGTTAGGTCTGCTGGACGAACGTGACAGCGCTGTTGTTCAACTAAAGCATCCACAACTGATGTAAGATCAGCGATGAGTGTTGCTTGTGTGTTGATAACTGCTTCTAGTGTTGCGTTGTTAGTCTGCAGAGAAGCCACCTGATTTTCGAGCGAGCTAACATCTGTCTCCAGGCCGTCAACTGCTTGCGCGATGCCTTCTGCAAAAGATGTCTGTGCCAACATCAGGAGTGTAATTCCAATTAATACATTTTTCATTTGTTTTCCTTTTGGTTAAAGATTTCAAGATGATACAGGTTGGGGTAAGATAAGTCAACCAAAGAAAAGGGCCACACGAGGTGACCCTTTCTGACTATTTGGTAAGAAGGCGTCACCCCCCTGAGACAATTACGCTGCTAGAGCGTATGCTCCACCGAAGTTGCTGATGGCTTTCTTAGCTTTCGCACGGAAAGGTACAACGTTGCTTACGGCTTTAACTGTTTTTGAATTGTCAGTTATAGTTTTTAGTCATTATGTGACCAATCAAATCGTCCCTTGAATCTTTCATCGCCCCGTCGAAACCAATTCACCCCCAATTTGCTAAGCCCCTCTCGGTGACTCGTTACTGTTTCTACACTTGGTAGATCAGCTTGGTGGAAGTGGCGGCATCGAAGCCGCGTCCGCAACGCCTACTTAAAACTAGATCATACGATCATTAAAGGTATTTATACACTAATGAAGAAAAAATTACAACTCTTCCAAGAACTTAGGCATATCCCACCAAACTTGTGTGCTTATGTATTCACCAACTATTTCGAATCTTTCGACAGCACAGATCTTCTCAGCCTTGTCCCAATCTTCAGCCCAAACGTATCGCGATTGTCCCAACACATCGTCTGCTAGAAAGCATTTAATAGCCATATGTGGTCATATCTTTTCCGAGTGGTGCTCGTGACAATAATCACACATCGAAACGAATTCACCGTCGATTCGAACTAGGTTCTCGTTACCAGGCAGCCCGCCACGTGTTCCTTCACACACTTCACACGTATCCTTTAAGTCTGTAAGTAAGTCATGCTTCAGGCGGCCAATTGCTTCGCCAACGTAGACACCTCGCTGGTTCGGATCGCGGGCATACATATCGTTTATATAATTTAATACAAACTCAAGATCGTTTTCAATGTGGGATCGTTTTCTCATTTAACCTTATTCTTCACAAATTCAATGAGCTCGTCGAGCGTATCGACCTGATCTATTTGGTATTCACTACAAATGATGTCCACGTTGCCCTTGCGCCAGAATCCCTCCGGACAACACACAACCAGCTTACCGGAGGAGGCGAATAATCCCAGTTCCAACAAAGTTATTGGCGATTGTGTGCCGGGTTGAAAGTACATTGGTATGACGGTTGCCTCTTCAAGATGATCTAATTCCCAAACGACTTGTTCGTTGAAAATTTTGTTGTCTATTGTTTGCTCAAGTGTCGGATCCCAATTGTCGCGACGAGGATTGTAGATGATTAAGAATTTTTCATCTTTCAATTCGGTAACAAGTCTCTCTTGCCAGTTCTCTGCTTTGCCCTGCTCGATGCTTCCGGCGAGGAAAATTGAATTACGAACTACCGCAGACATTATTGGATTGTTTGGTGCTTTAATTTCTATCATGTGTTTGCCTTTGCCCAACCGACGTTCAGTTCTTCTTGATATTCTGTAGCAATGTTAATGTCACCAATCTCTTTGGGGTCTAATGTTGACACATCAAAGTCGCCAATATTATAGGACAGTGTGACGTGTGGTTTGAATTCATCAAAGTCGTATTCCGCATCATGTTCGTCCATTAATTCTTTGTGACGAGCGACAAGGGTTGGGCAATCGATTTGAAGAATTAGGCAGTTTGATTTCACTCCATCATCATCCGGTTGAGATTCCCACACATCAAAACTTTTCGGCTTGCCGACAAGAGGGTTGTCATATTCACCAGCGGCCTGATAATCAGGTAGGTGTTTTTTACTGTATAGTAAAGTGGAGTGAAGCTTATCCGACGGCAGTCGTTCAGGAATTTTATATGCCTTTGCAAATTCTTTTATACGCTTAATTGTGTCCGTATCAAAACGCACACCCGCGTATGTGCCAGGCTTCGCTTCTTCTTTCTTTTCCATTATGTCGTCTAATTTCATTCTATTGCTAGTCCCTTCCTAATTGTTAGCTGTCCACCAACCTGTTTAATAAACTTCAGTTCACTCTGAAACGGTTCGATAAACGTAACCTTAGAGATTTGTGGTTCTTCTTTAATGAGTCTGTGTGATCGTTTTAGTTGTTCGGCTAATTGCTGTCCGTGTTGACCCATGGGGAACTGTACGGAGTAATAATCCACCTTACGGACGTATTTAACAAACATCAACTCATCGTCACCAACTGGCTCTTTATACCCTTCTGTAATTTCATAATCTGTAAGTAATTCAATGGGAAATTTCTTGTTTGTCTTATATTGGCCAGGAACAATAGTCATCCAGATTTGCTTTGCTTTAGGGAGATACTGAACCCATAAACGGCGACCGCCTAAGATAAAGATTTCACGATCATCGGTTGGGAGAGATGAGATGCATTGTCCGACGCTAGGAAAAACTGTCGCTCCCTGAACCTTAGAGCGGGTCTCGGATATTACGTATGAGGTTCGACCTGGGAGAATGACTTCAAAATTGGGGCTCTTTTCCTTTCGGCGACCTGCAATGTCGTCATAGGTGCCGCGACCCATTATGCATATGTTACCCTTGGTAATCTTTTTGAAATGAGTCCAGTCTGCTTTAAATGACCAAGGAATATCACGGCCGTTTGCATAACCACCTGAGTGGTCCACGGCAACAATCATCGATACCTCGTTTTCATACCTTCTTGACGCAATCATGAAGGTATTTTACTAGACAATGCTGAGTTTTACAACTCCTTCCCTGTTTTGTGGACAGGACACCCAACAACATAGTGTCTATACGGTGTTCCAAACATATCTTGATTGTCCATGTATGGACACTTGCAGTGTGGTGTTTTGTACCACCAAGAATGATTGTCACGGTTTTGTGGGAAGCCCCAAGCCTTCTGCATCTCTAATTCACACCGCTCAACAATCAACGCAAACCCATACAGGTCATCTTTTTCGGGGTCAAGAGTTTCCATATGTTCAAACACTCTCTGGAGCTCGTTACTCCACTCAAGAATGTTTTCAATATCTTTTTCCGTGCGCTTTTGTGTTCTCAGCAGCACAGGGTTTAGTTCTGCTTTAGTTATCTTCACCGAATTTTTTCCCCGAATTGTGGTCAGCGTATCCCTTTTCCACCCACTGTTGTAGTTGAGTTAAGACCCTCGAGTCTAAAAAGATACGATCTGTAGCATCCGGTCCAACGCCGTTGGCAGTCAACTCTATTTGGTATCCATCAAAGGATGCATACACACCATCCCCGAGATATGCCTGAGTATTCACGTCTTGTTCCTTTTGAACAACGGCGGTCCTGCAAATATCCAAATAATAGTATGCGTCACAATCTCTACCGTTATCGTAAAGTACAACGCGTGTAAATAATTAGTGGTGCCCGCTCCATATCCAAGAAATAACCCCGAGGCAAATATGAAACTAACTTTGTGTCGTTCAAAAAAAGCTTTCATCGCAACATTTCCTTGAAGTCGTCAATGCCGATTATCATTGTTCCGTTCGATCGTGCCTTCTGCATCTTGGTAGAATTGCTAGTAGGGTTGGCAGCAACAAGGATAGTCGTCTTGCTGCTAATTGCCGATTGCATTTTGCCGCCGTTAGCTTCAACATCAGCTTGTAGACCTTTGTCCCTAAAGCCAGTGAACACAACCAACTGACCACCCATCGAAATGCCTGTAACTTTTGGCTCAACGATTGTGATATAGTCTTTCACTTCATTCATAAAAGTGATGAACTTTGGCAATCCCTTTTGAATCTTGAGGGCCGTCTTTGTGTCAAATCCTTCTGCACCAGAGATGCCATTTAGGTTACCCTTCATGAATTCTTTCTTATCAATCGCTTCAAATAACTTCTTGAACTTACGCTTACCAATACCTCTGCCGAAGAACGGTGTTGAACCTACGAAGTCGTGGAAGTAAATGTTGTTCAGACGCTCTGTCATCCCCTCATACACCTTCTGACCATTCTTTCCGAGAGCAATAATGAAATCAATCTCTTCAGCCTGAATGATTTTCTCTATCGTGTTGAACCCCTTGTCGAACATCTTTTGAATGCTACCGTCTTTCAAATGAGGTGCTTCGATAGATGCGAAGAAGTCTGCTACTTGCTTGAAGAATGCGATATCGGCAGCAGCACCACTCGTTGCTACAAGGTCAACACCAGTGTCATTCCACACTGCGTCTTTCGGCAGTTCGAGTTGTCCAGGAGAGATTGTCTTTAGGATGAACGGAATAACATCACCAGATCGTGTGATCTTGATGATCGCGCCCTTACCAATACTATTCTCTTTAATGAACTTCGCGTTAAAACCGGTGGCGTGTTGAATTGTAACTCCCATCAAATCTGTAGGCTCGATACGCACACGTGGCTTCAAATAACCGTGCTTTGATACGTTCCATTCAACTTCGATAACACGAACATTCTTTTCGTTATCAGCACTTGCTACTTTGTACTTGACAGCGTAAGCAGGGTTCAGTGTCGTCTTTGTCGGGTTCATTCGCGAACGAACGTCCTCGGCGTTTGCATCGAGAACAACACCATCGAGCTCGTACATCGACGTTGCACGACGATGGTTTAAGTATTCAGTCAGGTCTGAATCGTTGAAATCGTTACCAACCCAAAGAACATAAGCAGGTGTTATGAATCCTTCGCGTTGCAATTTTTCAAGCTGACCTTGCTTTGACCAAGTGTTGCCGACTACTTCGTAAGCAACAACATCAATGTAATCGTAGGCAGCTGTTTTGTTTGTTTTGGAATTCATAATTCCTGCAACAGCGTTACGAGGATTTTTATAATCGTCGCCACTGCTTCGCTTCTGAACACTTTTTAGTGTATCAAATTTGTTGACTGGAATAATTACCTCAGCACGAACGACCATCGGACCAGAAACTTTCTGAGGTACGGAAGAAATGTTTTTGATGTGACGAGTAATGTCAGCACCTTCAAGACCGTTACCGCGACTGTAAGCAATCTGAAGCTCGCCGTTGTCACCATAAACAATCATGGCGCTTGTGCCATCAAGTTTGTCCGTGATAAGGACCATTGCTGAGCGAAGGCTGTTCTTAGCTATCCACTCCTCAATCTCGCCGTCATAGACTTGGTCAAGTGAACCCATCTGAAACGGAAGTTTAATTTTTCCGCCTCGAACGTCACTACCAATACCCGTAAAGTAAACGTGGGCAGGGTTTTGAGAGTAAGCTGCTCTCTTCGCGATGTCATACACATTATCTTCAACAAGCGTCTCGCCGGTGTTGAAGTAATGGTCGTCAGCAGCTTGAAGTGCCGTCACCAGCTCGTCAAACGTCGCGTCTTCAAATTTGATTAATGTGTTCTGCAAGAGAAATCTCCTTAATATGCGTTTATTATACGCATGTTTCGTGGAGGGTCAACGCCTATTTTGCCGCAGAAACTAAGGGGTTAGATCGAAACTATACTCAATTTTGGTGGTGTTAAAGCAGTTTCTCTGCCGATATAGCAGATCAAAATGAATATTGCCGACTTCAAAGTCTTCTGTGGTGTTGTTTCTTGAGTCACACTGGATATCCCATTGAATGATTTTTCCAGACTCATCTGCAAACTGTTCCATCCACATATCAATCATATCAACGAACTCGGTTCTGTGTTCTTTGTTAGCCCATGAAATGCCAATTGAGGAAAATACCTCTGTCATAAAATTGTCAATTTCTGCAAATAACTGTTTGTTATTAACGTTGTGCGTTTTTGTAACTATGTCTGGCCCGTTCATACACTTACCTCCATTTTGATCGGTGGGTGTGATTCATAATTTTCAATTTTAATATCGTTAATAGTAAACTTATCTATTTCTGTAATATTTGGGTTTAACCAAAGTGTGGGCGATGGATAAGAGCATCGCTGCAATTGTCCTTGTAAAGCGTCGATGTGGTTATAGTATATATGCACATCACCACCACTCCAAATAAACTCACCAGGATTCAACCCTGTTACATGAGCAATCATTAAAGTCAAAATACTATATTGGGCGATGTTAAAAGGAACACCCAAACCAACATCCGCTGACCGTTGTGTTAGTTTACACGATAGAGAATTATTGGCAACGTAAAATTGAAAAAAAGCGTGACACGGTGGTAGTGCCATCTTGTGAAGCTCGCCAACATTCCAAGCGCTCACGACCATTCGTCTACTATTAGGGTTTGTTCGTATTGTCTTTATTACTTCTGCTATTTGGTCTATATCAGTATTCAGGTCAGTGTCACTAATTCCATTAAACCCTTTGTGTGCTGAACGTCCCCTGGACCACGCACGCCACTGTTTCCCATACACCGGCCCAAGGTCACCGTTTTCATCAGCCCACTCATTCCAAATTCGCACTCCATTGTCTTGGAGATACTTGATGTTTGTGTCGCCTTTGAGATACCACAACAGCTCGTGGATTATGCTATTAATGTGAATCTTTTTTGTTGTGAGGACTGGAATGATGTTGTCATGTAGATCAAATCGCATTTCCCTTCCAAACACCGAACGCGTACCGGTGTTTGTCCTGTCGTGCTTTTCATTTGACGTTGATAATATATCTCGTACCAAATCAAGATAGTGTCGGTCGTGATGCATAATAACTATTTAGATTCTATCGTAAAGAGTTGGTCAATCTTTACCCACTGACGAAATCCAACATCTTTATCTGCGGACTCTATCTCGTGTAAGACGATTTCTCGTTTTCCTCGTTTTCGAGTTGCTGTTCTTCCTGTTAAAACTACTTCGATCGTTTTGTCACCATTTTGGAAGAGGTAAGGATTAATATTCATCCGTCCCTCGATAATCCCAAGAACTTAGCATCACTTGGAGTAATGTAAACTGGCTCCTCTGTGTGGGAACTAATTCGCATAAGATTTTCTGCTCTATCTACACCTTCCTCACACCTACTCTGTTCAGAGTAGTCACTATATGTAATGGCCGATTTAAAACAGAACTCACGCACAAACCAGCTTTTGGAATTGTATCTTTCTTTGTCGTCTTCGAATTTCTTATTAATTTTATCAAGAGCGTTTAGATAACTGTATAGTTGGTCCTTTGCTAAATCAAATACCGTTACTGACGAAATTTTCGCAAGACTGCTTCCACGATCTCCACGGTCTCTCATGAAGCTAGCCCATATTTGTTAAGCTCAACACAAAGCTCAAACTCCCACTTGGAGAATTCAACAGTCTCCTCATAGTCGTACGCCCAAACTCCGGTATTTCTAACTACCTCTACTAAATCTTTATCAGCGCGCATAGCAGAAGCCAGCTCGTAAATCTTAGCAGGAAGAATAATACCGACACAAGTTAGAGCACCATCAAGAGCGTCTTTACCCTCATTGAACGGAGCCCATGGATATGGGTTCTGCCGAGAATCAAACAGATTAATGATTTCACGAAGCGCGGAGCTATACCCACCATTCAACAGAATTGAGGTTTTGTGTGCATGCGCCCACTCATAAAGTAGCCCTCGACGGTCTTGAG